ATTAAATTGTGTACACACGGACACACTCACGAAGACTTTGATTACATGATTGGCAGTACCAGGATTGTGTGCAACCCCAGAGGTTACCTCAGTTACGAAGATAGAGCCGATGCATGGAAACCCAAATTAGTGGAGATTTAACAGGAATGAATTCAATTGGCTAAGGAAGAAGGCCTAAAGATGGAAGGTTCAGTGGTAGAAATATTGCCCAACGCCATGTTTAGAGTAAAGTTAGATGCAGTAGAAACTATTGTTATTGGTATCATATCTGGGAAGATGCGACAACATAATATTAAAATTTTAGCCGGAGATCGGGTTGAAATTGAATTTAGTCCTTACGATCTTAACCGCGGACGCATTACTCGCCGCAAGTAATATTACTGTAATATTTGCTAGCGTAAATAAAATCAACCGGCCACACCGATTGAGTGGATGTTGGAACTCGTAACCAACACTAAAGAGCCACATGGCTCTTTTTTTATGAGCGTAGAAAAGTAGCAAGTAAATAGAGATACAAAGGAACACACATGATCATTGAGTATATATTTGTAGGATTCTTTTCTGCAATCGGGTGGTGGGGCGCAACACATTATGTTATTACTCCGTATTTTCCGCCTGACGCAGAGAAAACAGAGCAGGTCAAATAATGACTGAGAAGAAAAAAACTTGGCTAGATCACTACGAACGAGTGTTTGACAATGTGTTGAGAATACTTTGGTTGATTCTTTTGATAATGTGGATCAATAGTGAGCATACCCTATTCCGATGAAACCCACCATAGCTTTGTTTATTGCTGATCCTAAATGCTCTGTGCAATCAGGCAATGGCATTATAAAAGCTCTTGGCGAGCACTACAGCTTCAAACTATTTGGCAAAAACGAATTAGAAGATAACTTCTTTGATGGGGTTGATATGATTGCTGTGCCCGGAGGCTTTGGCGACAGCGACAGCTATGACAGCCTGCTTCGACACAATGCTGATCGTGTGCGTGATTTTGTTGCTGGCGGCGGCCGGTATCTCGGTATTTGCATGGGTGCGTACTGGGCTGGAAGTTATTACTTTGATCTACTGGATGGCGTAGATGCCGAACAATACATTCGACGACCCGGCACTGATACCCGAAGACCACATGCTAAAAATATGCCGGTCATGTGGAAATCACAACAGGGCATAGAACCTTATCATATGTTTTGGTATGATGGATGCGCTTTGGTAGGTGATACCAGTAAATTTGAAACTGTAGCTACCTATGCAAATGGAGACGCCATGGCCATCATGCAGAATCGTATAGGACTCATTGGAGCCCATCCTGAAAGCGAACAATTTTGGTATGACAGTTACAGTTGGATGAAGGGCAAGTATCATCAAGGACAGCATCATCAATTACTGCTGGACTTTGTGGATCAATTAATGCTAAAATAGTATAAATACACGATGTATTACATCGTTGTAATGTTGATGTTTCCTATGTTTGCCCATGCTGGCGATATGGACAAGTGTGTTCGAATACATGATGCAAATGAAAAAAGTTTATGCATGGCAGTTGCTACACTGAGTGTAGGCGATTGTGAAAAAATAAAAAACATGGAATTACGATCAACTTGCATTTTTAAAGTGCGAGACGGACAACGAGAAGCAAATAGTTTTCACCCATCAAAGGATAAAAAATGATAGATCAAATTGGACCATGGATTGGTATTGCGTTGATAGGTATCATAGCGTACTTGGTATTGGAAGAATTGGTTGAAAAGTATATTACAAAAAAATAATTTAAAACAGGGTTTTATTAGTACTTTGTAATGGTAATCACTGATGTGTAATGTATAATTACACAATGAAACTAATTTTAATTGCGTTGGCATTGTTGCCTTTATTTGCCTGGGCTGGCGGAGATGTGTGTATCAACGAAACTGGAAACCATCAATTGATGTGCAGAGCTCATGCACAAATCAGCGCCAGCTATTGTGAGCGCATGACATCGTTTGAATTCAAAGCTGACTGTGTGTCAATGGTCAAAAATCGTCAACGCGAAATTATCTGGAAAATAAAACCCTTTGACGTTGCCACTGCGGACGTCAGGGGCGACAAAAAGTACATCTGGCAAAGATAATATCCATAAGTACAGGATCCCGGAACGATCATGACTGTACTAATAATAACCAAATTTGAACGAAACGAATACGAGTCCAACAGGCTGATGGAATCGTTCGCTGCCAAAGGCATCCAAGCCAGAATGTGTCATCCCGACGATTTTGACATTATCGTGGATCGAGACATTCACAAGGGCATCAAATACAAAGGCGAAGATTTAGAATTACCCAAGCTGGTTCTTGTCAGGATTGGCGCTGGCATACTGCCTTTCCAACTGGCAGTGATCAGACATTTTGAGCAAGCAGGTATTCCCTGCATCAACGGCAGTTTGCCAATTGAAATTGTCAAGGACAAGTTGCGCAGTAGTCAAATCTTGAGCCGAGCAGGTCTGGCCATTCCCAACACCATGATGGTTCGCATGCCCATAGATGATGGCCTGGTGGAAAAAAATATAGGATTTCCTTGTGTGGTCAAAGTAGTCACCGGCAGCTACGGCGAAGGAGTTTATCTTTGTGAAAAGAAACGAGACTACAAAAAACTCATGGAGTTCATCGACAACATTGGCAACAAGAAAACAATGATTGTGCAGGAATATCTCAATGAGCGTGTTGGCGAGGATCTGCGTGTACTGGTCATTGGTGGCAAGGTCGTTGGCGCAATGAAGCGTACAGCGCCCGAGGGTGATTTTCGTGCCAACATCACAGCCGGCGGCACCGGAGAAAATTTTCCACTCACAGAAGAAATTGAATATCTAGCCAGAGAAACAGCCCGTGCACTGAATCTCGACATTGCCGGCATAGACCTGTTGTTTGATCCCAGAGGATTTCGAGTCTGCGAAGCCAACAGCAATCCAGGGTTCTTGGGATTTGAAAAATACTGTGGCATTGATGTCGCAGATATTCTCACTGAATATATTAAATTTAGGATACAATAATTGTTGACATTCAACTGAGTTTGTTGTATAATCACTGCATGACTATTTTATCTCACATTAACTGGTTTGGCAATACCAATGCCAATTTGAAATCATTGAATGATGTAAAACGAAATAGATTTTTTGATCAAATTTTGAAAACATCAGTGGCTGGAAAACGATGTCTAGACATTGGACACGGTGCTGGCTTGTTGTTTTTAACTGCATTGCACAATGGTGCGGAATCGGTTGTGGTCTACGAAGAAAATGCCGAACGATATGCACTGGCATGTGAAGTGGTGAATCGGTTAAACTTATCCAAACAAGTCACAGTGATAAATCAACAGTTCAGACCCGAACTTTATGAGGCCCACGATGTTGATGTTGTTATATCTGAGTCTATGAATCCAACCATATGGAACGATTCATTCTTTCAGTGTTTGCCTAGAACTTTTAAAGAATTTTTACCTGAGGAATTTTGGTTTAAACTTTACGCACAACCTGTGGCTACATCTATAGCCAACGCATTGATCAACAACCTAGAACAAGTATATTCCTATTGCCCAGGAGTTGATTTCAATATAGAATATTTAAATGCAGTGAATGCCATCAAGGCAGAAACTTATAATAAACCATTTACTCCTATTACAGACCTGCTGGATCAAAACACCATGATACCTTTAGTCAGTAAAAATCCTCAATGGGCCGGGCATAATCACAGAGACTTGCTGTCAGCTGACAGTCTACTAGTAGCCGAGTACTCGTTTAATGTAGCTAACAAATTTATGTCTGCTACAGATAGATTTGGCGAAGAAAAATCTCCCATTGACTTCACGAACAAATACATAACATTATGCATTGATACAACTCCGTGGAAAGATTCTGCGGTATTAATGATTCCTCGTATGGGACTAAAGCACAACGATGAAATATTTGAATTCAATAATGATTCTAGCACAGCATTGCTTATCAAACCAAAAAAACATCTCACTCTCAAGCACAGCTTGGAGGATGGAAAACTCTCGTATATTTTTTAAGGAAACACATGACTCCAAAACAGAGAATTAATCACATTACCAAATGGATTAAACAGTACGCAAAAACAAACAAGATATCTACATTGGTGGTGGGCATCAGTGGAGGCATTGACAGTAGTGTGGTCAGTACTTTGTGTGCCAGCACTGGTATCAAAACCATTGTGGTACAAATGCCAATACGTCAAGACAAGAAGTTGGACAATCGCAGTAAAATGCAAGCAGACTATCTGCTGGAAAAGTTTGACAATGTTGTGCACATGAGCATGGACCTGACAAAAATTTTCAATGCATTTGAAAAGGATCTTACACCTTACTGCAAAGAAAGCAATTCAGAAGACAGCATTGAGCTGGGCTTTGCCAACAGTCGTGCAAGATTGCGTATGATGACGTTATATCAAATTGCACAAAGCTATGGCGGCATCGTTGTGGGCACTGGCAACAAGGTCGAAGACTTTGGCGTGGGATTTTATACCAAGTACGGTGATGGCGGAGTAGACATCAGTCCAATCGGTGACTGCATGAAAACTGAAGTTTGGGACATGGGCAGAGAATTTGGTGTTCCACAAGAAATCATTGATGCCGCACCCACTGATGGCCTGTGGACAGATGGACGCAACGACGAAGACCAATTGGGTATGACTTATCCAGAGTTGGAGCAAGCAATGATGCAAGACGAAACTGGTGTTGTAGGCACCGCACAGGAAAAGAAAAATCTCAAGCGGTATCAGGCAATCCGTGCTAGAAATCTGCACAAAATGGAGCCTATTCCAGTTTGCGAAATGCCAGACTAAATACTAGATGCGCGAACACATTGAACTGATTGAAGCAACCACTCGTCCAGCCAAGCTAGAAACTACTCCTTTGCCCTACGGAGCGAAAGATCTAGAGCCTGTGATGAGTGCTGAAACCATTGACTATCACTTTGAACATCTAGCCAAAGGCTATGCCAAAAAGTACAACGCCGGTGAAGGCGATGCTGACTTTAATCGAGCCGGCAACTTTTTGCACAACAAATTCTTCCCCCAGCTTCAGGCTCCCAAAGGTGCCAACAAGCCCAAAGGTGCTGTGTTGGAACTGATTGAATCCAAGTTCAAAAGCTACGATGATTTTAGAGAAGAATTTAAAACCACAGCAATGGCCACGCAAGGCAGTGGATGGATTTATCTCAGCACTTCAGGTGAAATTAAAACCATTAGAAATCATGCAGTCCGTACTGATATTGCACTGTTGGTTGACTGGTGGGAACATGCCTGGGCCTTGGACTATCAAAGTGACAAAGAACAATACCTAAACAACATCTGGCGAATCATTAACTGGACAGTTGTAAACGATAGATTATAGACGCATATTATGAACATTCAAATAGACACATCAGCAGTAAACAAATTAAAAGAACTTCGCAACGACGAAGGCAATCCCAATTTAAAATTCCGCATCTTTGTACAAGGTGGCGGATGCTCGGGCATGCAGTACGGGTTTACTTTTGACGAAGTTGCCAATGAAGATGACTGGGATTTTCCCTATGATGACCTTACTATTCTAGTGGACAGCATGAGCATGCAGTACCTAGAAGGTGCAAATGTACGCTGGGAAGAGTCGGACATGGGCAGTAGTTTTGTCATCAACAACCCCAATGCACAGACCAGTTGCGGGTGCGGAAGTAGCTTTAGCGTTTAAAAGATCCCGTAGCACATACCAATTCCTCTGGTAAATACTCTACAGAGGAATTTTTTTATGGCTCAAGAGATCATCAATATTGGAACCACCCCCAACGACGGCACAGGGGATCCATTGCGCATAGCAATGACCAAGGTCAACAACAATTTCAGTAGAATTTTTACAGAAGGACCCGTTGGATCCAATATTATAATTGCCAACAACACCATTACCACAAATGTGTCAAGTGGCAATGTTGTTATTCGCGGGCTGGACAACGGTCAAGTACAGATTGATTCTACACTGGTTGGACAAAATGGACAAGATTTAGGCACCACAGTTGTACCCTGGAACAACCTTTATGTAAATGCTGTCACTGGTAATGTGGTCAATGTTGCCGGCAACATTACTACACCATCAGCGGTTGTTGCAAATTTAATTGTGGCCAACACAGGATCGTATACTACTTTGTCGGCAACCGGAAATGCTACAGTTGGCAACATTACTGCGACTAATATTGCTGGAACATTAACCACACACTCGCAGACAAATATAACCACAGTAGGTACATTAGGCAGTTTATCAGTCTCTGGTAATGCCACAGTTGGAAATGTCAACGCTGGTGCAGTAATTGCATCGGGCAACATATCAGGTTCTTATATGCTAGGCAACGGTAGTCAACTGTCTGGCATGTACGGCGATGCCAATGTAGCCACATATCTACCAACCTATAGAGGAAATATAACACTAGGAAGTACCAATACCATATCCGCTGGCAATGTGTCGGTGCAGTCAACTATTACAACTTTTGGTAATATTAATTCTGTTGCTGGTTGGTTCAATTCTAGGAATGCAGTCATTGGCAATATCAACTCCACAGGAAATATTTCTGTCAGCAGAGATTTAACAGTAAGCGGAAATTTAACAGTTACTGGAACAACTTTATCGCTCGGCGGCACAGATCAAAAGCTAGTTATCCTTGCCAACAATACCAGCAATTCAACAGTGGCCGACGGCAGTGGTATCAAAGTTGCCAATCCAACAATTGGATCATTTTTATTCAACGATGCAACCACCAGTTGGCAAAGCAATATATCAATCACACCAGCCAGTAATAATTTTGTAAACTTGGGCACATCTTCTTATAAATGGTCTAATGTGTATGCTGGAAATGTTTCTGGAACAATTACTACCAGTAACCAGCCTAATATCACTGGTCTTGGCACACTAGGCAGTTTATCAGTTACAGGTAATGTCACTGCTGGAAACATCAGGGCCAGCGGTACTATCAATGCCGACAATTTCCTCAGTTCAGACATCTATGTTGGAAATGTCTGGGCTGGTAGTGCTACTGTAAATGGAAACATATCAGCTACTGGAAACATTTCTGGTACTAATCTTACAATCAATGGATTATTGTTGACCGCACCATCTACTAAAGCCGCCAATGCAACTGGTGTTGCTGGACAAGTATCATGGGATTCTAATTATATCTATGTGTGTGTTGCTACAAACACTTGGAAAAGAACAGCGTTGGTCGGCGGATATTAAAAGGATAAACAATGTCAAGACAAATCATCAACATAGGATCTGCTGCCAATGATGGCACCGGTGATCCACTAAGAACCTGCTTTACCAAAGCAAACAACAACTTTCAAGAGCTATACAGTCGTTATCAAACCACTGCTCCATTGACCAGCAAAGGCGCCAATGGAGATGTAGCTGGCATGTACGCCACTGACGCAACATATTTTTACTATTGTATCGGCTCCTGGGATGGTTCAACCAATATTTGGTTTAGAGTAACAGGCAGTAGTTTCTAATGGCACAACCAGTTTGGATTACCAATTACGGTAACTTGGGTACAGTGGCCGAAGGGCAGTTTTTCCAATTGCCTATTCAAGCCATTGATCCTGAGGCCGGCAATGTCTACTATAATTTACTAGCAGGTACCTTGCCAGCAGGTGTGCAATGTCACAACACCGGCATAATCCAAGGTACACCAAAAAATATAACAACAATTCAAGGCGTACCAGCTCAAGTATCTCGCGATGTTACCAGCACATTTGCCATTCGAGCATACACAGTAAAAACTGTAAATGGCGTTGAAGTGCCAGATCGCATCAACGATCGCACTTTTTCGATTACTGTGGCCGGACAAGACCTACCTGAGTTTGTCACTCCGGCCGGCCTGCTGGACATAGCCTATGATGGCACAATTTTCAACTATCAAGTCTTGACAACAAATCCAAACAGCTTGGATACAGTAGAAGTTGCACTCAAGGCCGGAGAATTGCC